GGGCAGCATGGGGGGCGGCTGGATACCCTCTTATAAGCATAACCCCATAATCCTAGACCTTAGCCTATATGCTTATAAGAAAAGACCCCTATAGGTAGGACTATAGGCCTAGATTTTACTTATAGGAATATTTTAACTATAGCCTATAGGTTAGAGCAAGCCTATAAAAAAAAAGAATCGCTAAAGGATTGAACTACAGCCTAAACGTACTATCCTATACATTCCTATATCAAACTAATAAGGGGTTCACCATGTCATACACGGTTCAATTGTTTAACGTAGATCAGGCTTATGGCGGTTCAGAAGAAGGCGGTTGGTACTTTACCTATGGCTACCCGGTAGCAGATCAAGAGCTAGGCTTTAAGGTTACCCGGCGCTTTAAGACTTTGGCCAAGGCTAAAGGTTATAGAGCAAGGATTCAATCAAGATTAGACCGATTGAATGAGCAAGGCCCGAGCATGTATAGCGTAGCAAGCCAAGGGGAATATCACGCCTATGTTTGCACTGGCAAGCCCAAGGCTTTCCCCGATTCCAAGCCTTACTATTGTTAAGGGGCTAATCATGCAAGGCTTTCTTTTCTTTCTTGTTGCTTGGCTTACATGGCTAAAAGTCATGGTTTTTCTTTTCCTAGTCTAAAAAGGGGTTCTACTATGTCACTTGATATTGCACAAATCATTACAGATCGAATCATCGCCGAGCTTGAAAAGGGCTCTACCCCTTGGGTTAAACCTTGGAAGAATCTAAGGGGCACTCCGGGCGATGGTATGCCCTACAACCCGGTATCAGGCACCCTTTACCGGGGTATCAACCATTTTTGGCTTTCAATGGCTCAGGGTTCTTATACAAGCCCTTACTGGTTGACCTTTAAGCAAGCCCAAAGCCTAGGGGCTACCGTAAAGGCCGGGTCTAAAGGCTTACCAGTGGTTTACTGGTCAGTAAACAAAAAAGAATCAAAGGATAGTGCCGGGGAAACCGTAACCAGTGCCTATGCGTTTATCAAGCACTACTATGTTTTCAATGTCGAACAATGCGACGATCTAGTCATTCCCGCTATACCCGAGCCGCCTAAGCCCGACTTTGACGCTAACCCGGCTGTTATGGCCATTGTTGACAAACTAGAGTTGAATGGCTTAACGCACGCCGGTAACAGCGCCTTTTATAGGCCTAGCAGGGATGAGATTGTAATGCCCCCAATGGCCGCCTTTAATGATGCGGATGCATACCATGCAACCCTTTTGCATGAAAGCGTACATGCTACCGGGGCGCATCATAGGCTAGACCGGGATTTTAGTAAGGCTAAACGCTTCGGGGATGAAGCATACGCTTTTGAAGAACTAATAGCCGAGCTTGGAGCCGCCATGCTATGCGCTCATGTCGGGGTTAACGGTCAAGGGCTAGACTCTAACCATGTCGCCTATATCGGGAATTGGTTAAAGGTTCTCAAGAATGACAAAAAAGCCATACTGACCGCAGCCGCTAAAGCCCAACAAGCCCTAGACTGGCTTACAGTAGCAAAGCCAGTAGAGGAAACCTTAGCAGCCTAGCCTTTAGCGTATAGCCCCTTTATGGGGGCTATGCGATAAGGGTTAACCTTATCAATTCCTAGTCAATCCTATAAGGGGCTTACCATGCTTTTAATTGATAAAACCTTTGAAATAGTCACTAATGAAAGCGCCGAGCATGGCGATATTGCGGATGCTGGATTCTCGGCCATTGGTGAAAAGTACACGTTTAAAGAATTGGTCTTAATTCTCAAAGGGCTATACATTCACCCATCACAATCCCCGGCTAATCGGTCTAGCCGTGTCTGGTTTACCAGTGAACCCGAGCAAGACTATATGACCGGGGAATATCGCAGTGAGTCAATCCACTTTAGCCCTGACAACCCTAGCCGTAAGGTTAAGTACTGGATTAAGGCTATGCAATTGGCCGGGGTCAAATTGTCCAACCATCACAATCAAGGGGCTTAATCATGCTTAATGCAATTAAGTTTATTTTAGGCGCTGTAGTCTTCTATGGCTCTATTTGGCTTATGTTAACCCTTGGCTCGGTAGCCGGGTTTTAATGACTAATCACTAAACCCTTTATAAGCCCCTTTAGGGGCTTTTTTCTTATGGGCTAGGGCTACCCTATACCCTGAGCATATAAAAGCCTTATAAGGGCTTATAAGGGGCTTTTAGCTAGGCTTTAGCCATTGGCTAGGCCTTGGCCGTCATCATCTGACCCATTTCCACACTATTGCAGCACTGCAAGCCTACCAGCGCCCCTTTGTGGGGGGCTTCTAGGCGTTATGGTCATTTGGTTTTGCTGTGGTCAATTGGATACGGCATAGCAGATTGGACAGTACGTTTACCCGTGCGCACGCCCGTGCCCGGGTTGGATACGGCACCCCAAACTTCCTAATAGGAACCAGAAACTTCCTAATAGTCCCTAATCGGAACCCTTTTGTGCTAGTCCTTTGACCCCATTGGCCCAACGGCCCCAAGGCCCAAAAGGGCCATGCCCCTATAGATAGAAGAATGTAGGTACATCGTAGAACTAAGGTAGACGTATAAAACTGTCGTATATGTTTTTATTTAGGTATAGGTTTGCTTTACGACTACGTTCTTCGTATAGCTACAGTTCTTCTTAGAACCTAGATTCTTCGTATACCTATATTATAAATATAAGAGGGGAAAAAAGATGTTGACAAGCCTATAGAACGTGTATTAGTTTATCAATGAGTCCAGCGGAAGGTGACTTAGGTTTAACGACCAAAAAACATCCGCAGCCGGGGTCAAGATCGCCTTTCATTTTAGGCTCTCACCTTGATGACCCGGCACCCGTTAATCCTAGTCAGTGGAGGCTTTCATGTACGAACTGTTAGACCAGATCAGGCAGCTAGAAATAGAGCTAGCCCAAGCCCTTAACCGTGCCAAAGACAGCGTAGCCTTGCTTGAAGAAGCTGTGCAGAAGCTAAAAGACCATCGGTTAGAGCTTGAGGCGGGGGAAAAAGATGAATGAGGAAAAGTTCACGACTTGGTTGCTTGGCGCTTGCATGGGCGCTCTTACCGTTATTGGTGCTAATCGTTTCCTTGCTGACCCGCAGCTAGTTGACATTGAGGCGGTGAGGGCCGAGGAACTAATCAAGATGTATGAAAGGGGCAAGCAAGACGCTCTCAAGACCAATCCAGTTTCATTTGAATTGGAGCAGACATGTCTGACAATCTGGGCAAACAAGCAGTGAGATGGCGGCTGTGCAAGCGTTGCTGTCAGAAGTACCACTGGGAACCCCGCAAACCCTATTGCAAGAAGTGCAGAAAGCTATTCCTATGACTCCAATCTGTGTGTGTTCCACAACCAACAAGAAGGGCTTAGAGTTGTTCTTCAAAAGCATGTCACTCTACTTGCCTGATGGAGTACCGATATATCTTTCAAGCCCCTCTAAGCCCCGCCTAAGCCCTGCCCCCCTGAAATGGATACCTAACACCTATAAATCGTTCGGGGAGGCTTACAACGCCTGTATGAAGGAGGCGTTTCTTGATGGCCACCAAGAAGTCATCGTAGCTAATGACGACATTGTGCTAGACCCGACCAGCTATAACCTACTCATTGAAGACCGTAAGCAGTTGCAGGCTAAGAATGTAAAGGTAGGCTTCTTGGGTGCTAGAACCAACATGTCGAGCTTGCACATGAACGTGAGGAATAGGCTGACTGAAGACCATTGGAACGGTATGCAGTGGGCCAGTGAGCAGTTGATTATTCAGGTACCTTGGGTTGCGCCCATATTTGCTAGCGTAGGTATTGATGGCTGGCCGGGGTTCCCGCCCTTGAACTGGTACAGCGACAATGTAGCGTGCGATGACATGGCCAAGGACAATTTCATGCACTTTATAAGCCGGTCTTATGTCCACCACGCTTGCTCTCAAACCATTGGTAGAAGCCAAGCTGACAGTGCCAAGAATCATGCAGACGCAGAGCCGTGGCTAAAACGCAACAGACCACACTTGCACAAACTTTATTTTGCTGTAAACTAGTAAACGTAGTACTTTCCTAATCATCTGAAAGGGGTTCCAAAATGACAGAAGCATCATTCGACTTTAGAAACGTCACTCGCATTGAGATCGGCGAGGTGTTCCGCAGCGAAGACAAGATGAACAGCTACCGTGTCATTCGCATACAGGGCGAACACAAGCAGTGCATCGAGATCACTGTAAACAGCAATGAATACAGTATTCCCGTCATTATAGGGGAGGAATAATCATGTCCGACTTTTCACCAGAAACCAGAGCCAGTGCGATTTGGGCCACTGACGCAGGGCAGATAGCGGCAGGCAAGGCAGGCGAAGTCTTTATGCTCAAGACGGGCCAAAAAGAGCCAGAAGACCTTAGCGACAATGAAGCAGTGCAAATGGGCACGCTACTGCAAGAGCCGATTATGAGGGCCGCAGCAGGGCGTTGGGGGCTTGAGTTCAAACAGGCTGACTATGCCTTAAGGCACCCCAAGCATGACTGGATGGCCAGCCACTTTGACTACATTAGTGCAGACGGTAAAACGCTCTATGAGATCAAAAACTTGGGGGTGCATCAACGCAAGCACTATGGCGATAACGGCACAGAGCAGGTTTCTGACCGCTACAGGGCACAGTGTATGCATGAGCTTGTTGTTCATCAAGTCGAGCGTATCGAGCTTATCGTTCTTTTTGGGGGGCAAGAGCTTTGCAGGTTCCCGCAGACCGTGACGGAGCTAGAGCAAGAAGCGCATATCCGAGCAATGGCTGAGTTCTGGGCACAGTGCCAGACCCGTAGTTTCAACCCGCAGACGATGGCCGACGTAGTGAAGGACGTTTATAAGGTTGATGACGGTAGCTCTATCGTGGCCAACGCCAGCATCGAGCAGGCATGTATTCAGCTACAACAACTCAAGGCCAAGATGAAGGAGTTTGAAGAGGCCGAAGACGGGCTTAAAGAGTTCGTCCAAAGCTGGATGAAGGAAAAAGCCACGGTTACATCGTTTGATGGTTCGGTGCTTTGCACTTGGAAGACGGCCAAGCCCTCTAAGCGGTTTAGTGCCGAGTTATTGAAGTCTGCAATGCCTGACATTTACCACCAGTTTGTTGTTGAAACACCCGGCAGTCGCCGATTCCTAGTCAAGTGAAAGGGGAAGTTATGACAAACGTAGTCAACATGAAACAGGGCGAAGTCTTAGACCCGAAAGTAATCGAGAGCATCGTCATTAACGGCGATTTGAGCAAGCTACAGCCACCGCAGAAAGTTGCGTATTACAACTACAGGTGCCAGCAGGCAGGGCTAGACCCCGCAGCCAAGCCGTTTGATTTGCTCAGACTCAATGGGAAGGAAATTTTATATGCCAACGCACAGTGTACTCAGCAGTTGTGTGCTATCCATAAACTTAGCACCCAAGTCACGCACCGAGAAAAGATGGATGACATATACCTTGTCAGCGTCAGAGTTACGGGGGCTGACGGTAGACTTTCTGAGAACCAAGGGGCAGTGGCAGTTGCACACCTCAAAGGGGACGCCCTCGCCAATGCAGTCCTTAAAGCCACCACGAAAGCGATCAGGCGTGCAGTCCTCGCACACTGTGGCCTCGGGATGCTCGACGAAACCGAAGCCGAAACAATCCCCGGGGCCAGAATGGAACCAGTGGTTTCAATTCAAGAAGAAGCCGCCCCGTCGGTTGCAGCAGTCGTTGAGCAGCCTACCACCGGCATTGCTTTGATGGTGCCCGGGAGTGACGAACCTTATGCCTATTACGAGAACATGGACAAGTGGGCCGATGCCTTTCTAACCATGATCGACAAGATCGCAGCCAATCAAAAGATGGACGCAGGCACGAAGCTGCTCAAAATGAGCGACTTTGAGAAGTGCAACAGCAAGAACGTGCATGAGCTTGCCCGTAACCATGAGGGGCTTTACCAAGTATTTAGCACTGGAATTGGTAGGGCACGGCGCTCAATAGATGAAGAAGCAAAAAAGTAGCCGAGCCAGTCAACGGCACCCGTTTCAGTCAGTCAGAGTTAATCCTACGTTATATGCAAAAGGGCCACACTCTGACTGCGCTGGAGGCGCTTCAAATGATGGGCGTGTTCAGGCTGGCGGCACGCATTGAGGATTTGCGTAAGAAGGGTCACAACATCGTGACAGAAGAAGTACAGGAGGGCGGTAAGTCGTTCGCCCGTTATCATTTGGTGAAAGGAGTTGGACATGGCGTATGAAAGACCACCGGGCACAGGTGCCCTATTCGCACAAAACAAACCTGACGGAAGCAAGGGGCCAGACTGGAAAGGGGAGCTATTGCTTGACCAAGACTACAAGGCAGGCGACACACTTAAGATGGCAGGCTGGATTAAGAGTACCGCCAAAGGGCCGCTAATCAGCATCAAAGAGGACACTTGGAAGCCTGACCCTAACTACAAGCAGAATCGGCAGCCAACGCCTTCCAAGAGCTTTGACGACATTGACGGCGACGTGCCCTTTTAATGTCGAAACTAGCACGCAACAGAGGGGCACAGTACGAGCGAGAGGTTGCCGCAGCCGTCTTTGATGCTTTGGGCATCAGGATCAAGCGCAACCTCAAGCAGTACCAAGAAGCCGACCACGGCGATCTTGAGCTTGGCCCTTTCCTCATTGAGTGCAAGCGCAGACGTAACATAGCCGTGTACGAATGGATGGAACAAGCTGACAAGGCGTGTGACGTAGATCACACCCCAGTCGTAATTTTTAGGGGGGATGGGAAGAAAAGCATGGCCATGTTCCACCTAGAGGATGCATTAAAACTTATGGGGAATGAATTAACCCCACCTGAGCCAGAGCAGGGAGTCCCCGCAAAAGGGACAGATTAGGACGTTGCCGGGGGGCAGCGATTCTGGCACCCCCCACCCAACTTAAAGAGGATGACATGCCACGCAAAAAGAAAGTAGAACCCGAGTTACCAGAGATCAGAGTGCAGGTTGCCACGCCCATGTACGGCGGCCAATGCACGGGGGTCTATGTCCAGTCATTGCTTGAGCTGTCAGGGATGCTCACGTCGCAAAACATACGCCTGACATGCGCCTTCATGTTCAATGAATCGCTTATCACTAGGGCACGCAATAACCTTGCTGACCAGTTCTTGCAGACCGATAACACGCACTTGCTCTTCATCGACGCAGACATGAAGTTCAGAGCCATCGACATTCTCAACATGATTTTGGCCGACAAGGACATTATCGTGGGTATCTGTCCTAAGAAAGAGATCAACTGGAATAGCGTGCGTGAGGCAGCCTTGGCAGGGCAAGAGAACCTTGGCAAGTTCACGGGTAGCTTTGTCGTGAACCTCAAGGAAAACACGGCGCATATCTCGGTGCCGCAGAACCAGCCCTTTGAGATCGCAGCAGGTGGCACGGGCATCATGCTGATTAAGCGCAAGGTCTTTGAGAAGATGAAGAAGAAGGTGCCGTTCTTTAGGAACGACATGAGCCATTTGCCGGGTGGCAAGCCAATCAGCCAATACTTCACTGAGAGCATTTGCCCCAAGACAGGCAGGCTGCTTAGTGAGGATTATCACTTTTGCCACAAGTGGCGGGAACTCAAGGGCAAAGTCTGGGGTGCCCCGTGGGGTAGGATCGGGCACTTTGGCACCTACCTATTTGAAGGTCAACTAATCGAAGAGCCGGGAGTAAGCAATGGAAAACCAAAGTGATGAAGAGCGTTTTATGCACGAAGTACAAAGTGAGCAAGAATGGGTGCATGACATGCTAAAT